GTGCAGCAAAACGCTCGAGAGCCTCGAGCTCATCACCAAAAACAGGCACAGGTGCCAATTTATTAACCAACTCATCAGGATAAAAAGCAGAACGCCAATCCTGAAGCCGCTCACCAGCGGCAACCATCTCCCGAACCTGTTGATCAATAGTACGATAACCAGAACGTTCAACAAGATCCGGAAACTCACCAATCTGAACCCAGCCTAAACCGGGCTCATAATTACCAGAATGTTTAAAACCAGCATCAACAGGAACCAGAGAGAGAAGAACAGTAGCCAACCTGTTGAGAGTAGCATCGGTCGCTGTAACATTATCCATACCTTCCTCCATTAAATCTTATACAAACCGGGTTCCCCGAACTCCGGAATAGGACGAATAGCCTTTACAGCATTACCAATAGAAGCCAACAATCCAGGCTGACTAGGAGTAGCAAAAATACGTTTAAGAGTAGTAGAAGTGAGTTCAGCAGAACCAAGCTGAATAAAAGCAGAGTTCAAAGCAGGACGTGCTGAAAAAATACGACCAAGATGCCAATAATTCAAAGTAGTCTGAAATAAACCATGAACAGTGTTACGCTCATAACGATATTCGTTGTAGCGACCCTGATAACCGAAAACAGTCTGATTAACAGCATCACCAGCAAGATATAGTTCTTGATTAATAACAGCCTGCTCACCAAGACCAGCGAACTCAGGAACAAAAAAATCATACTTCGAAGAACGAAGCCATGAACGGGGAATACCTTGCTGATAAGACGGAACCGGCATAACAGACATAACGCCGATCATATAACCAAACTCAACAGCAAAATACTTACCAACATAATTACGACCAACAGTCAAACCATGACCAGACATAGAAGCTGGAGGAGTAGGAGCAGAAGCAGTATTAGATGTCTGAAGAACTTCAGAAAAAATAACAGGTTGCTTAACACCACCGATATACTCTGGACGTTGCAAACGCTCATCGCGAGGATGAACACCATGAACAGACTGCAAAAACTCAGTATAACGAATACCACCACGAGCATTACGCTCTAACAACCGCTGAATAACAGCATTCAAACGAAAGTCATTGATAGTAAAAGTAGTCGCCGCAGAAAGAGACACGGTGTTACTATTAAAAGTAGTAGCCAAATTGGGCATGAAAGATGAACTCACAGAAGCAGGACGAAACGCCGCTGATCCAAGACCAGAAGCCTCGATCATAACACCATCAGGAGCAGTAGCAACGACATTTTGACCAAGGCCAGCTTGAGTCCAAACAGCTGAAGTAGTTCCAGAAACAGGAAAGGCAGGAGAAGTACCACGTTGAGTCCAAGGCAATGCCGAAGTAAAAAAATCCTTAGTCCAGTTACGATATTGGACGTCCTCGGCAGTATTAATATCCAACTCAGTTTGGAGAGTCTCATCACGATAATACTCATTCCAAATCAAATTGTACGCACGTTTAGGAAAATCCAAAGGTTGAATAGCATCAGAATAAGCAGTAGAAAAATTGTTAGCCGTAGACCAACAAGGCAAACCTAAATAATCCCAAAGAGAACCAACATCATGTTTACCAGAAGATACGTTCCACCGAGGAACAACAGCGGCATTAGTGCCAGAAACACCACCAGTAATGAAACTCTCCCAATCATTACCAGTAGTACCAACCTTAGGCCATACCAAGCGAGTTGGGACAAAAAAATAATGAATAGTAGCATTCACCTGATGAAGCGGTGGAGCCAACATCGCCTGAAACCGAACAATCAAATCGTTCGAAATCTCAAAAGAATCGCCAGGAACCATCTCCATACACATCGTAGGAATCAATTGACCAAAATCAAAAGTCAACTTCTTCTCATGACTCAAATCAAACACACCCCGTTTAGGGTGCGCACCGGGAACCGACTGAAAAGCACCATTGCGAGCAGGTGAGGCCGCAGTATAAGCACCGTCCATCATTTAACCTCCAAAAGTGAAACAACCTGATCATAAGATACGGGAGCGCGATCAACAGAATAATACATAACATCAGACGGCAAAAGGGGCCTCAAAACACCAGAATAAAACTCACCAATCACACAAACAACAAAATCAGAAGATGAAGCAGACGTTGCCTGCTTCATAAGCGCATCAACATTACGCCAAAGAATACCCATATTAGGGGCAAGAAAAGGAGGACAATGCTCCTTAGCGACAACATCAAAAACAGTAGCAACAATAAACTTCCTTGAATCAGAGTCCATTACCTCTTCCTTCCTTGACAGACTCCCAAGAATCTTGGTTTAATGCGACCTGCTCACGAACAGCTTGGAAAGAGTCCTCAACTGCCCACTGAGTAGTACCGTCCACATAACCACCAATACGCTCAAGATGATTAGCATAAGATTCCATACGATGTTCCACCATTGAAGGCATCTTAGCTATATCAATATCTAAAATCTTTCTAAAATATCTGGGCAACGCCACAGGATTACCATTAACCGTAAGAGTACCACCGCTAAGAATTCTAGCCATATTAGCAACAGCAAATCTCTTACCCATTTTCTTAGACATCAAAGCAAAAGGGGGAACCAACCCCCTTAAATCAACACGACTATCAACCTCCTTTAACAAATATCCCGCACAATAACGAGCCCGTGCGGCCTTAAATACAGACAACTGAATCTGACCTTTACCCCACGCAGTACCGACCAAATCAGTTTCTAAAGCAGAAATACCAAAAAGCACAGCGTGATAATGAGGACGACCGTAAGTTTCACCATACTCACCACACGCAAAATACTTAATACGACGCTTATGTAACTTTTTTCTTAAACGTTTAAAAAAACCCTGTAACTCTTCTTTATCCAAACTACGATCAATAGGAAGATTTTCCTCTGAATAAGTCAAAGTCACAAACGACGAGTCCTGAAAATAATCGGACTCCCAAACCATACGATTTGTCCAATCTTCGGCGCGATTTATACGACAAGCCGCGCAACGACCACAAGGAACAATACGGGCCGTGGCCGGACCACGATCTTTGTCCAGCACCAAAGGGTGCTGACAAATCACAATCTATATCCGCCACGACTGACAAATACCCGAGAAATACGACGACGGCGCATATCAATACCTCCTACCACGAATCTTCTTAACGGGCCTACGGCACCGCATCATTTACCACCTTGCAACATTTTCATGTACGGCGGAACAGGAACAGCACCAGTCCATGCACCGACACCCTTAGCATAACCAGCACCAAGAGAATCTTGTTCTTTAGTCCACTTCAACATAATGTCAGCAATAGAAGCTTCAGCGGCCTTCGACTGAGTATCATAACCCAACGATTTAAGCTGACTTATCAAAGCATCGTGTTTAGACTTAATTAAACCGGTATACATAGGTGAACCAACAACAGTCTTCCAAGCCTCAATAGGATCATCAAACTTAGAAGCCCAATCAATATTAGCACTCTCATTAGCAGTACGTGCCATATTAACCTTAAAAGCCAAAACCTTGGAAGCCAATTCATTATCTAAATTAGAACCAATAGTATCAGATGAAAGCTTACCAGCTTGAACACCCTTCAAAACGGAATCCTGAACAAGATTAGCAATGGTGAAGAGATTAGAACCTCCCTTCATACCCTCACCAACATTATCAGCAGAACCAACAGGAACACCAGCAGAAGAAGAAGCCGGAGAACCAGCGGCCAACATAGGATTAAAACCAGCCGCTTGCATATCAGCCGCACGACGCTGAACAGCAGTATCCTCCCGTTGCATCAAAGTAGCATTGTAATCACGCTGTCTCTGAATTTCAGCCTGCTTCGCGTCAGCGGAAGACCAGCCAGCAATACCACCACCAGCGGCACCAACAAGAGCACCAACAGGACCAGCCGCCATAAAACCACCAAGACCACCGGTAACAGCACCACTGAGACCGCCGGCCAAATCATCAAACCAACTCACTTAGGTGACCTCCTACCCCTTAACCAGGGGTGAACGGGCCATACTACGTCAAGAGACTAGTATGGCATCTGCCGCGGCTACGCCTTGCCTACCTTCGGTTCCTTCGGAACCAAAGGTTCGAAAACAGACTGCAAAGCATTCTGACGTAACCAAAGCTCAGCATGTGCTTTTACCTCGGTTAGAGTCAAAGCAGTTTTCCAACAAAACAAATCAGAAGGACGATGAATATAAAGATCACCGTCCTTATTAACCTGATAACCCTTAAAATCATCAAACAATCTCTGACGAACATCGTCAAATGAAACCTTCATTATTCCTCCTAAAGATAGACTAAAACCAAATTGCTTCGTTGTCAATAGACGATCCACTATAGTGC